CTCAGTTCACTTATTTCATCTAATAGAGGCTGTATCTCAGTATCGTCTCTTTCAAACTTTACTAGTTTTGAACTCTCTTTTATTATATATTCATGTGAATTACTCTCTCCTTCTGGTTGTATTTCGTAAAATAGTTTATTGTATAGTCTAAAAAATTCAGCTACAGTATCTGTATCTTCTTCTATTTCGTCTTTAAACGTATTAAAAGAGCTGTCTATAGATTTCTCTAATTCTTTTCTATTATATACTGTCTTATTTAATCTTATGTTAGCCATTTCTTATTACTTTAAAAACATTAGCATCATCAAAAGTACATGTTGTTCCGTCTATTTCCGACCTAACTAATATTCTGTAGAATCTTTCTGGTTGTAACCCGTTCATGTATATATCGAAGTATGGGCCGTTACTATCACAGCTAATTTTAGAGTACCTATCACTAAATGGTATTACTAGTTCTTCTGTAAATTCATCCCTAAGTGCGTATACTGATGCATTATTGAGAGCGTAGTTAGTTCTGTATATACTTCCGGTTGTAAATGTACGTGTAGGGTATTTAGGTCTTGCCATTAATCTAAATCTCTGTTTACCTACGTCGGGGTATTCGCCCATATTGTTTGTAATCTTAATATATGCTGTTGGATCGTCTAGTACACTTAAACTACCTGTTGCGTGAACGGCGTCATCCCAGGTGAATGTAAGTGCTGGGGGGTATATAGTATTTGTGTTAGCGCTATAGAATTTTGTTCTTATAGATGCGCTGGTATTAAACTCAATACCGTCTTCGAATTTAATTAAAAATCCATTGTTTGCTAGTGTACCACTGTAGTGTAGTTTTACCCCTTTAGTGACGTCAAGGTTAATATCAAGGTTATCGTTAGTTTCAAAGCTCTGTGTAGTCTCTAGATTGACTCCTAAAGATCCTGTGTACCATACCCCGCCTCCTAGGTAGGTAGAGTTATAAGAGCCAGTTGTGCCTGATGTAAATTCACCTTGAAGTAGCCAAGGTGTCTTACTCTGTGCTTTAGTAAATCTCCAACTAGCCCCAGAAAAGTCTGCTGAACCTGTGGATATCTCATCGTGGTATTTACCTACTCCTCCGTCCCAGTGTTGAGCTATAGGGTAACATTCTACAGAATGAGATGCGGGTACTTCATAGGCAGAAGCAACAAAGAGGTCTAGGCTTGCACTCCAATTAGAGGAGTTTGTTGACCCTATTTTATTGTTGATAATATTAGTAATTTCTGAGTCTTTAAAATGTAATAAAGCTCTTTGTGTTTGACCAACTTCTTGTATTGGATAAGCTCCAAGTTCTATCATCTCATCATACCCTGCATTACCTGTTGGTACTTCTGTAAATAAAAATGTATCTTTATCGGGAAATATTTTGTATACTGCCATTTTGTTATATTATTGATCTACCTTTTATATCTACTTTAGGGTACTTAATTTCAAATATACACGGATCTAAAGAGGGGTAAACTGTATTGTTTCTAGTTGCTCCTAATACATCGTATCCGTATTGAGAATAATTACCACCATTGAGGTTGGTTATATCAACCTTTTGTACAGTCTGTACACCTTTAACTTTGTCTAGCATTACTGCTATATCAGACATGTTAATTGGTTGATTAATATTTCTTTTAGATACCTTAAAGTATTCCTGTAATTCTACATTACAGTTAAGTAGTACGTCTCTACTTGAATAGTTAGGTCTAATTTTTACCTCGTACTCTACTCCTATGTTTATTACAAAAGCATCTTTGATGTTTATACTATCTGTTAGTAGCATAAATTCAGCTAAGTATGTTTTTAGGTTGTTTTTTAAAGTATCTGTAGCGTTTATAAGGTGTTGTTTATTATCATAACCTAGTACGTATAGGGATAATGCAAGTGGGTTATTGTCTACTATACCGTTAGATAAGTTCGTATTAGACAGCTGATCCTGTGTTACATATACCTTAGATATACTTCCGTATTTCGGCGGTAGAGATAAAGCTCTAACAGTGTAGTCCTGCAGTGTTACTGCTCTACCCTGTTCGTTAAAAGAACGTAATGAATTCTCTCTAAGTTCTTCTATTGTATCTCCGTCTCTTCCTCCTGCAGCTGGTTGTAGGTTGGTTATAGTAAAGGTACCAGATGGTAGAGTGTCTACCGGTGATGTTATAGTTCCGGCAGGAACATTTGCTGCTATTCCTCCTCCTTTAAGGTAGGTTATAGTCAGGGTTGTATTAGATGGTGAGATACCGTAAGCTTTACTGTATGTAAAGTTTGACGGATCGTATGTTGTTACAAGTGACCCGGAACCATTATAGTTCTTAGATCCTTGATTGGTACCGTTTCCTATTGTAGATGGGTCAGGTAGTATTACTGAGTCATCACTGTCTAGCGTCCCGGCTCCGAATTGTAAATCCAAATTACCATTAGATCTAAATCTAGTAACAAATCGCCTTGGTACTTTTTTCAGTGCTAATACAAAGGGGACGTTTTGTGAGTCAGAAGCTGAGTTTTGTTCATCTAAAAATACTGTGTCTTGTCCTAAAAAAGGAACTTCTATATACTCGTTTCCGTCTCCATCAACTACACTTAGTACGTTTACAATATTATCATCAGATAATGTTATGGTTTTAAACTTCTCAGCTGAACCTATAGTAAATGCTTTGACTTCTTTCTTTCCTGAGATAGCTTTAATTGTCTTGCTCAACGCAAACCCTGTTGGGTTATTACTTCCGTCTACACCTGTTACTGTAACTTCTGTAGGGTTAAAAGAGCTACTAAAATTAAAATCAACAGAATCTGGTGTAAAGAATCTGGTGTTAGTAGAGTCGGAGGATTGTACTCTAAAGTTGGCTGGGATAGTAGCAGCTGATGAGAAGTCGGGTGTATAGTCTCCTAGTACTCCTACTGTCTGTGTGATTGTTAGTGTTGCTTCAGAAGCACCTGTTACTTTTGGTTTGTAGCCCATCATGTAGGCAAGATTAAAAAGGTTTTTAGGGTCTTTAGCGTGAGTAAGAAAAGTCTCCTGTAGCTGTGTGTCTTGGTAAAAGGACAGTACGTCACCTACGTAGGAAGCCATTTCTATAAACATCATACCTGGTGAGGTGGGTGAGAAGTCGTTATATGAGTCGGGGAAGTAATTCTTTGCAAACTCTACAAGCTGGCCTCTAAAATCACTAAACTCTCTATTTACGTACTTTATATCTCTTGATACTGCCATTAGTTTATGTTAATTAAAATTTCGTCTTCTATATTATGATCTGCTATAGAGTATCTCAAAAAGAAATTTACCGTATTAGTGTCTGCTGTAGCACCTATCTTCATAACAGTCGGTTTGACTGTTGGGAAAAAGGATCTTATGCTTGAGCTTATATTCTCTTTTATATCTTCTAATTGATCTTGATTTATATTTTCAAATAAAAGACCTCTAATTCCGCCTCCGAAGGTAGGGTTAAGCGGTCTTTCACCTTTATTTGTAAGTAAGAAGTTAATTAAATTAACCTTTAGGGCATCTTTAGATTGAAAGGTAGAGTTAAATACTGCCTGTCCAGAGAAAGGAAGATCAACACCTATTGCTTTTCTAGGTTGTCTATCTAAAGGGTTAATTTTTTTTGCTTCTATTGCCATTAAATTTTTATTTTACCAGCTGCTGTAATTTCGTTAGATTTGTCGTATATGGCTTTAGCTTTTTTAACAAAGTCTAGTTTAGTTATATCTATACCTGGCATCGGTCCAGAGCTTTCTGTTAGTCCCATGTCTGCTGCTATATTAGAGGCAAAGTTTGGTTTCTTAACCATAGAAGAATCTGCATTTATAATGTTCTTATAGTCATCGCCAGTCATAGCGTTTTTAGTCATATTTAACATCTCTTCTAAAGGTACTGTACCGGTGTTCATTCTACCAGTTGACCAGGATCTTTTTAGGTCTTTCTGTTTTACTGCTGAGTATTCTAGGTTAGATGGTTTACTTGGTGCGCTTGCTATTGTTACAGCTTCAGTAAGCATCTCTTGCAACTCATCCTTTACGGCAGATCGTACCTCTTCACGGATTATTGTTCTTAATTGATCTAGTTTCATATTAATAAATAGTTAGTTTATGGAAGTTGATTGTCTATTCTGTGTTTTAATTCTTTTATTAGTATATTAGGGTCACCAGCAAATGATAACGGCCCTCTTAATACTGCTATACCCCTGGTGTCATATGCTATAGCTTGACGTTGAGTTGCTATTGCAGGAGCATTAGGGTTGGTGACTACTTTTAATTTATATATTTTACCGTTGGTGGAGAGGTACTCTAGATCTGAGTTATCATCGCCTGCTGCTAATCCTTTTAAAATTTCAGCTCTTTCATCGGCTGTAAGATTTTGATCTTGTGCACATCTATTAAGAAGTGTTTCTATTATAGCAACTTTAGCTAATAACGGTATAAATACTAAGTCAAAAAATCTTAAGCTTTCATTTATGTTATCAATTTCATTCTCTATACTTTCTATAAACTCTGTTAACCATTTAAGTTTAGCGGCTCTGGAAGCTGCTACGCCTTGGGGTATAGAGTATATAACTCCTCCAGCAGGGCCTGGTGGTATACCGAGGGTGGATGGAAGTACAAAG